AGGCGGGCCAGACCAGACCATGGGCCGAGCAGATGGCGTGGCGGGCGATGATGACGCCCGGCTGGTCGGCCGTGCTCGCGTCCACAGGATGCAGAAGCACGCCTGCGGCAGTTTCGGAGCCGTCGGAAGCGGCTGGCGCGAGCTGCGTCACCTTGCCGCTCGTGGTGATGACGCCGATGACGGTTCCGGTCGCGAGGTTCTGGCCGCTCGCGACGGTGACCTCGTCGCGGCTGTAGAGGTTGTCCTCCTCAAATTTGAGCCAGTCGCCGAGGGAGTTCGATTCGGTTTGAACGGGCATGGGTTATTTCGCTCCTTTCGCCCCGGACAAGGCCAGGCAGGCCTTGACGACCGGGTTCTCGTCGAGGTTCTGCTTGACGGTCGTGCCCGCCTCGGGCAGAACATGGGACCGGATCTCTTCCCTGTCAGCCTCGGCCCGCAGCGCGAGCAGTTCCTTGCGGACGTCGGCCGCCGACAGATGCCGGCTGATGTAGTCGCCGGCCAAAGAAGGGCGGCCGGCGATCGAGCACAGCACGACGATCTCGGCTGCCTCGGCGTAGCCCTGCTCGCGGGCCTGCGCCTCGATCGCGGCGAGATCGGGGACGGGCGGACTCACGGCCGCCTGGGTGGTTTCAGACACGGGTGTGCCTCCTTCGAAAATGTCTGTCAGACTGCTTCGGGCACGGGTTCGATCGTGACCGTCAGCCCGAGTCTTTGCAAGCGTTTCACGTAATACCGCTGGAGGTGGTTCTTGTTGATCAGTTCCAGATAGTTCCCGCCGAGTTCGCAGTAGCCTCGGCCGTTTTTGAGCATGTGGTAGCCGATGATCAGCATGGTGTGGGCGACAGCCATCACGGCTCGTTTGACTCCCCGACGGGCGGCCAAGCGCTTGAACTGTGCCGACAGGTAACAGTTCTTCTTCCGGGTGACGGCCCAGGCGGCCTGGCACAGGGACCGCCGCAACCACTTGTTGCCGTCCCGGGTCCTGCCCGACTTCCGTTTACCGGCGCTTTCGTGGTTACCCGGACACAGGGCGGCCCACGAGGCCAACTGCTGCGCCGTGGGGAACCGATTCATGTCCACGCCGACCTCAGCCACCAGGTTGCAGGCCGTCACACGGTCCACGCCGGGAATGGTCTGCCAGAGAGTGACGGCTGGCTCAAAAGGGCGGATTTGTCTGTCGATCTCTGCTTCCAGACGTGCAATCCTCTCGCCCAGAGCCTCCCATTCGTCCAGGAATTCCCCGAGCAGAAACCGATGGTGATCGCGGACTCGTCCTTCCAGGGCCTGCTCCAATTCTGGGATCTTACTCTTCAGCCTCCCGCGCGCCAGCTTCGCCAGTTGTTCCGGATCCTGTTGACCGGCAATGATCGCCTCCAGCATCCGGCGTCCCGACACGCCCAGCGCGTTCGAGGCCACCGAACTCAGCTTGAGATTGGCCTGTTCCAGAAACTTCTGGATGCGATTGGCCACCCGATTCTGACTCTGGCGCAGTTCCGCCCGGTACCGGGTCAGATCCCGCAAGTCCTGAATCGGGGCCGGCGGCACAAAGCTCCCCTTCAGCAGTCCGTGCTGAAGCAGGTCGGCGATCCACTCGCAATCTTTGGCGTCGGTCTTGCGCCCCGGCACCGCTTTGATGTGTTGGGGATTCACCAGCATCTGCTCGAACTGCCCCTCCAGCACCGCCCACACCGGCCGCCAATAGACCCCCGTGGCCTCCATCGCCACGTGGGTCACCCCGTGTTCCTTCAACCAGTCCGCCAGCGCCAACAGATCGCTGGTGAACGTCCCGAACACTCGCATCTGCTGTTGCTTCCCACCCTCGGCTGCGCACACGCTGATGCAGGCGCTTACCGTCTTCTTGTGCACGTCTAGCCCCGCGCAACGGGCATAAACAACTTGCATGGCTCTCCCTCCTGGACCGCATCCGGAGGGAGCCTTCTGGTGAAAGAGTCTCCTTCGCGTGCTCGCTGTCAGCGACAGCGGCGACAATTCGTTGTGCCTCCAGGCTCCCCGGTCAGACTCCTTTGCGGGCTCCTCAGCGCCAATGCAAACAACGACCTGCTTCCGGACACGATCCATGACCACGCTACTCCCACTCGCGCCCATTTTCATGACTCGTTGTGACCGGCACGGTCATGGGCGACTCCTTTCGTGAACTTGGGTTTTGCAAGCGAATCGGTCATCGCGGCCAGGGCGTCGCGGAACGTGCCGACACGGTCGGCAAAGCCCTGGGCCACGCTGTCTTCGCCGTAGAGGATGCCCGCTTGCGTTGCGCGCACGGCCGCGGCGCTCAGGCTGCGGCGGCGGGCCACGGCATCGACAAACATGCCGTAGAGCCGGTCGACCTCGGCCACGAGCACCGACCGTGCGCCCTCGGAGAGCGGCTCGTGCGGATTGAAATCGTTCTTGCGGTCTCCGGCGAAGATCGTGGTGTAGCGGAGGCCGTTGGCCGCGTCCCAGCCGCTTTGATCGAGATGCATGGCGATGATGCCGACCGAGCCGACGCCGCCCGTGCGCGTGACCCAGATGCGGTCCGCGGCCGAGGCCAGCAGATACCCGGCGCTGAGAGCCCAGTCGTCGACCGCTGCCCAGACAGGCTTCATGCGCGCGGCCTCCTCGATCAGACTCGCCACATCCCAGGCGCCGTTGGCTTCGCCGCCGTAGCTATCCAGGCGCAGGAGAATCCCCCGGACCTGCGGGTCCGTCGCCGCATCGAGAATCTCGTTGCCCAACTGCTCATACGAGGTGAGGCCCGACTGCGCCTCCATGCCCGAAGCCCGGTTGACCAGGCTGCCCGAGACCTCGATCACCGCGACGCCGGCGTCCGTCACGGCATAGGGCTTCCGCGAGCGGTGCTCGGTGAGCCATGCCGCATCCACCGCTGGCACCTCCACACCGAGCCGCGGAGCCAGCACGGCCAGGATCGCCGCGAGCTTCTTGGAATCGATCATCAGCGGCGTGTTGAACACGCGCGAAGCGATGTGGGAGAGATTCGTCATTGGATCTGCGTGGCGGGCTCTGGCTCTGTGACCCGCTGCCCGTTGCTGGTCGTCTTGCGCGGATCGGAGTCGTAGGTCAGGCCGAGCGAGTCGGCCCGTGCGTTGTCGGCCGCTGCCTGGCGGTCGACGTCCTCCTCGTCGTAGCCCATCTCGTTGATGACGGCGCTGCGCGGCTTGAAGCCCGCACGGACGGCGGTGACCTCGGCATTCATGTCCTTGAGCGGATCGACCCACGCCCAGGACGGTGGCCGCCACTCGACGTCGAGGTAGGTCTCAGGATTCCGCGCGTAGTCGCGAGCGTCGATCACTCCGCTGAGGACCGCTGCTTCGATCCAGGCCCGCCACACCGGGCGGCAGAACTGGTAGACCATCACCTGGTGCTGGAACTGCTCGCAGCGGCGGCGGAATTCGAGCAATCCGGCGCGGATCGAGGAGTAATTCACACGTTCGAGATCTCCCGTCAATTGCTCATAGGTGATACCGAGGCCTGCGGCGATGGCGCGCAACTGCACGCGCATGAACTCGGTGTACATGCCGCCGACGTCGCCAGGCTCTGTAAACTTCACATCCTCGCCTGGCAGGAGCTTTACCATCGAGCCTGGCTCGATGCCAGCCAGCGGCACGCCGCTTGAGTCCGTCTCGCCCTCGCCCGGCTTTGCGCCGATCACCGGATCCTCGGGGTTGTTCTCGATGATGAACGCGGCAAACATCGCCGCCAGCTTCTTGCGGACCAGTTCGGCGTCGTCGTACTGGTCGAGTTCGTGCAGCTTGACGAGCACTTGCGCGAGCCACGGCTGACCGCGATGCTGGCCGGGCCGCAGCGGCTTGTAGATGTGCAGGACCGACTCAGCCGGCACGCGTGCCGTCTCGCCAGCGTTGAAGAACGTCAGTTTCTCCCCAGGATGCTCGCGGTAGAGGTGATAAGCCACGCGGCGGCCCAACTTGTCGAACTCGATCCCGGCGCGGATGACGTTGCCGTTCGGCAGGTTTTCGTTCTTCGCCGTGGGCAGGTGCTCGGCTTCGAGCAGTTGGAGCTGAAGCGGCACGGTCAGTCCGTCCTCGATCCGGCGCTCGCGCAGCCGCACCAGGCACTCGCCGCCCTCGATTGTGGAGCGGCACACCAGCGCCTGGAGCCCGTAGAAGTCCGTCAGCCCGGCGGCATCGGCCTCATCGGTCCACCGCAGCCAGAGCTCCTGCAGCCGCCGCTTCACCTCAGGGTCCTGGTGCTTCGATTGCGGCTTAATCCCCGTGCCGACGGCGTTCGCGACAAAGCTTTCGACAGCGTTGCTCGCCCAGGCGTTGCGCCGCACCATGTCGCGCGAACGGGCGCGCAGCGCGTCGCCGCCTCCGGTGACGAGGGTGTTGATCCCTTCCGCCGAAACGCTCCAGCCCAGGGTGCGGCGCGTCGCGGCGGCAGCCTCGTAGCCCGAGACCGCGCGCACCGGGACGCCGAAGGCCGCCCGCAGCAAATTGCGCCAGTAGCCCATCAGAAACCTTTGCTCGTGTAGGTGCGAATGACGCGCGAACGCGGTCGGGCCGGGTCTGCCGCCGCCATCGACGCCTTGACCTCGGCGATTGCCTTCTTGAGCTCATCGACGCTCCGGTACTCGATGCTCCGGCCCTCGAACGTCACGCGCAGCGTGCCGCTGGCCAGCGCCGCCTCGAGCGCTTCGAGTTGGGTTTGCGTGTAGGCCATCTCAGTTCTGCATCCACTTCGAGCGGACCGCGACGCGGCGCGCGAGGCGGGGCTGAGGCGCGGCCGCAGGGTCCGCTGGCGCGGCAGGCGCAGGCAGCAACGCCTCGAGTTCCCGCCAGTGCTTCTCCGTGAACCGGTCGATGCCGTAGATCGAGGCCGCCGCGCGCGCATACACGCGGCAGTCGAGCGCCTCATTGCGCCGGTTGGGCGCCACCACCCAGTGCCCCTTGACCAGGCTTTCCGCGGTCAACTGCCGGAAGTACTCTTCCTCGTAGCGCGGGAAGTGGCAGTAGCCCGCCGGGAAGGGCTCGCCGCTCTCTCCGGTCGGAGGCGTCAGGCGCAACCGGCTGTAAAGCTCAGACTTCGCCACCGGCGTCCCCAGCGTCCACAGCCGCGTGCCGCGCCGCTTGCTCGCATCCACTGGCGAGGCGCCCAGGATCAGCCGGTCCGTTCGCGCGGTGCCCTTCACCGCCACGGCGGTCTTCGGATGCGCCGCCCGCGCGCCGGCCGGGCCCCAGGAGGCCTGCGGATGAGTGCGCACCCAGTCGTAGGCGATGCGCGGGTTGAAGCCCGAATCGACGCACAGCACCCGGATCGGCAGCCGCAGGCCGCTGGCGTGCGGAAACTCCTCGTCAAGCACTTGATCGAGCTCGCGCCAGACATCCGCCCGCGCCGTGTCGCCCAAGAGCACCCGGTAGTCGACCGACCAGGATTCCTTCCCGCGGCCCCAGGCCACCACTTCGACCTCGATCCGGTCCCGCTGCACGTCGGCGCCGGCGGTGAGAAACAGACCTCCCTGCGGGACTGTACCGATCGCGTAGTCCTCGCGCCGGTCGTAGAGCGGCTGCCAATCGGGCGCATCGCCGCGCTCCTGCCAGGATTCTCCGAGCACAAGATTCACGAACGACTTGAGCCGTTCGACATCCTGCTGCGCCTTCTCCCAATCCTCGGCGGCGCGCCCCCACGAATACCAGCCCACGGGACTGTAGAGGCTCGACAGATGATAGCCGCGCGTGCGCCCGTCGCCGGCGGCCTCGGGCCGCCACTGGCCGCGCGCAAGCATCGTGTTCTTCTGGTGATTGAAGATCGGCTGCTCGCAGGCGATGCAGTGGTAGGCGGCCTGGCGCGGCTCGCCCTTGGGCCAGCGGAGCCGGTCGAACTTCAGCACCTGGAACTCGCCGCAGTGCGGGCACGGCACCCAGTAGCGCCGCTGGTCGCTCTCGGCGAAGGCCGCCTCGATGCGGCTCAAGCCGGTGATCAAAGGCGTCGAGACCAGGAACACCTTGCGGCGCGAGAACGTGCGCGTGCGGGCCGTGGCCAGATGGATCGGATCGCCCTCGCCATCGACATCTCCCGGATAGGCGTCGATCTCATCGAGGAACAGATACCGCACGGCCATCGAGCGCAGGCCCACGGCCGAGTTGGCCCCGGTCATCACCAGCACGCCGCCAGGGAACTCCTTCGACAGAACCGTGTTGCCCGAGTCGCGCGAGCGCGGGCTCTTCACGAGCTCCCGCAGCACTTCACTCTCTTCGATCAGCGGATCGATCCTCTGCTTCGAGTTGCGCTTGGCCAGCTCGACCGTGGGCTGCACCACCATCATCGGCCCGGGCGACTTGTGGATCACATAGCCGACCCAGTTGTTGCCGGCTTCAGTAAATCCAAGCTGGGCCCCCTTCATCACCACCACGCGCTCGACCGGCGAAGACGGCGACAGCGAGTCCATGATCTCCCGCAGGTACGGCGTGCGGCCGGTGCGATACGGCCCCGGCTCGCTGGCCGACTTGCCCGACAGCCGCCGGTAGCGGTCGGCCCACTCGGAGACCGTCAGCACAGGGTCCGGCCGCAGCCCTGCGCGGAAGGCCTCGTCGTACACCTCAGTCGCGGCCGCCACCGGAAAGCTCCTCGAGCGCCTGCCGGATCTCGGCGCTCAGCAATTGGTGGACGCGGTCAGCGTCCGTCTCGGCCGCCAACGTCGCCGCCAGGCGGTCGGGGATGTTCAGCAGGTTGTCGCGGATCGTCCGCGCCTTGGTGAACGCTGCCACCTGCACCTCGTCGCGGCTCACCAGCTTCGCGGTCTTCTCCTCGAACTCGATCTTGGCCAGCCGCGCCAGGTAGCTCTCCCGGATCGCCCGGGCGCGGAAGTAATCAAGCCCAGCCGTGGGCGGCTCGACCGGCTCCTGCCGCACGACGGGCGCATCAACCTGCTTTTGCCGCACGACGGGCGCCTCACGCGCGCCGCGCTGCCCGGGCCGCGTCTTCGCCTTCCACTCGGCATCGGCGCGCCCGCTGTCGATCAGCCCGTCCGCGTTAGGCGTGATTCGGCCTGACTGGATCGCCTTTTGCACCGCCGCCAGGCTTACGCCGCGATGCTTGGCATACGCGCGCAGGCTCAGCAGAGGCATCGCACTTTCTCGCGATTCAAGTGCGGAATTCGCTTGCTATTCCGCCCCCGACGAAGCGATCTATGGAATTACGATGAACAACCCCACCCGCCACACCAGGACGCCCGCCGCTCCCACGCCGGGCTTCACCATCCGCATCGAGGAGCACACGGAGCTCAGCGGCGCCTTCCTGATCGCCGAATTCGACGGCGGTGGCTACCAGCCGCTCGGCGGCGTCATCAGCATCGCCGAGGCAAGAGGGATTGCCCAGGACGACCTGCGCAGGAGGATGCGCGATCTCGAAGCCGGCGGCGATCCGCCCTGCCCGGAAGAGTACGTGGTCTGGGCGCGCGGAATCGGCGGCGCCTACCAGGTTGCCGCCCGTCTCGCCCCCTGAGCCCACAGATCCGCGCTCCTCTCGCCCTGGCCCTCGCGCCAGGGCTTCTTTTTTTCCGCGATCCGCAGATTCCGCTTGCTATTCCGCCCCGATGAAGCGATCTATGGAGTCGCGATGAGGAACACCAAAGCACAATCGACCACGCAGAACGCCGCCGCCCTGTACGCCGCGCGCCACGCCGAGGCCCAGGACCTGCTCGAGCGCATCGCCCGCCGCCTGGCCGAGCACAAGCAGCGGCAGGCCGCACGGAGCGCCG